TTCCAATACCCGACTTAGTGATAGTTTATTATATGCCCAAATGTCTTTTGGATGTATCTGATTCCATTCATCATTGACATCTAGGAAATATCCCATGTTAGCATCTTATAACTGTTGAAATAGTTATAGAAGAGAGATTTTCGCCCTCTTAGAGAGATACGCGGATGTAAGATTCAAGAAGGATCAGAAGACTCAGAAGAACTCTGAGATTCTTGTTGTTGTTGATAAAGTTTCCGACGCTCTTCAATAGAGCGACGAGTATCAGGATGATCCTGCATACCCACAGGAACTCCTGCAACCCATCCAAATGATTGTGTTTCAGTGGATTGTGTGTTTTCTTCTGTCATTTTCCTTGACCTCTGTACTTTTTCTTAGCAACGTTTCTGCTCGTTGCAGCGTATTTTGTATGTTTCCCCATACCCTGACGGGTAGATTTGGGGTGAGATTCAATCAACTGACCATTCAGATTAGGACGCTTTGCCATTTAGATTTCCTCCAATTCAATTTCAGTAATATCAATGTTATCATCTCCCTCATAATATTTTTGGGAGTATTCGTCAAGTACCTCAGTACATTCTTCAAGGGTAAGATCCTTATGAATTATCCTACCCCTATAGAGAATATTGTACATCAGATAATGCGAGTTTTCTCGTGACCAACACGAATACGTGGATCACACCAAATTTCAAATCCTGCTTTCTTTGCATCCAGACAGAATGAAACGTCTTCACCGCACATATCTTGAACCTTACCAGACTCAAAGACTTGCATCTGAGGAGCAAACCAAGGATACTCAAGATTCTCAAATACACCGTTCTTAATTAGAACCCAACCAAAACCAGTGTAATCAACAGTAAATGGACGACGACGCTTGGAGATTGAATCAACGGTTTCATGATTCATCACACCACCGTTCTTACGGAAATCATCTTCTTCCAACCAGTGAGCAACAGAAGTAGTGTGACCATCTTCTGTAGCGTACCAACCAGCGACGATTTCTTTTTCTTCACCTTTATCATTCAGAGCAACATCACACAGTTGCCAGAACTTTTCAGTGTTAAAAACAATGTCATTATCAATCCAGAGTTGATAATCATATTGCAGTTTACCATCCCAAGGAATTTGCTTAGGACCACGTAGAACATTTGCACCTAGTACTTTACAACGTGCAAAGTTAACCATTGAAGAGTAGTCCTGAGAGATCTGAATACTCATGTTGTTCTGTACCAGATCAAAACACATCTGTACAAAACTCTTCAGAAAGAGATATGAGCATCCGCGTCCAGGTAGGCAGAATACAATATTCTTACCACGCATTCTTTCTTTAATTGCTTCATAGTCCCAAGTTTCAGCATTGGTTCCTTGAGACGGCTTTTCTTTAACAGTAAATCCTTTTGCCATAAGTTTTGAATAACCTTCAGTTCAATTCTAACGTCTTATTTAGAGTGTGTCAATATGATGGGGATTCGGTATTCCTCTTAGGTAATACAAGTTCTTCATAAGAAAGATCTTCTACTTCATAATCAGTTTTCATGAGTCCAACCATATTCTTCAATGTATTCCAAGTGGCACTAAACTCTTCCTCCTTGATTGAATGAAACAAGCACCTATCCTTTGCATAGATGTGATAGATTTTTGAAGGGGGGATTTCAGTCATATTTTCTGCGGAAATTTTTTTTACCAGAAATGGAATATATCCGCAATTATATATGAACCCTTAGAGTTTGTCGACACACCTGAAAATTTTTTTTATATGAGATTGATATCTCTCTCGCCTTTTGTCACCTCTGTAGGTTAGGGTAGTTTCGCTTTTTTATACGGGGGGTATACGCTTAACGCTTAGGGCGGGCGAACACCCGTACTACCCGCTCACCACAACTGTCGTGTTGCTCCACGAAGACCCCGTGCCCATTCGTTCGTGCTACCCGCCAAGAGAATCCAGTTCCGCTTGAGTGCTCTCCCAACTCAGATCGGATGATGAGGGATCGAGGGGGGCATCAGCGGTGACAGTGGCAACCACCTCACCATCGGTGGCGCCCTCGCGGATCAGCATCGGTTGGCAGTCCCCATCGAAAAATTCTGCAGAATCAGCAGACAGGCAGATGGCACACTCGCGGGCATCCTCTTCGGTTAGGAAGGGTCCTTCGGTGAGGTAGATACCCTGAGGGCAGGAGACGTAGAACATGGGTCAGCAGAGCAGAGGGACAGAGAAGGGGGGAGAGGTCCCCCCTGCAGGATCACCCGAAGGTCACGGGGCGGACTTCGTCGGCATGAGTCTCGGCATACTGGGCGGCGATCACGGTGGCGGGCAGTCCCCAGTGAATGTAGGCGGAGGGACGCGAACCGTTCTTCAGTTGATCAGCGCGGGAGATCCACTTGATCTGACGGGTCTCCAGGTCAGAGCACATGGCGAGAGGGAAGCGGGACATCGGATCGGATCGGTTGACTTGAGAATTCTACAGGGTCAGGGGGCGGACGGTCAACCCACCCCCCTCGCGGATCAGTAACCTAACCAGGAGAGGAACTCACCAGCATCGACCCCACCGAAGGAAGCGGTCGTCCCGTAGTCGGTGCGGAAGTCATCCCACAGACCATGGATCTTGGCAGCGTATGCCGCTTCGATCCAGTAGATGGTGCCATTCTCAGGATTGGTGATAGCGGCGATCTCAGCGGGGAAGCAGGAGTCGGTCATCGGTTGCCTTGCGTTTGCTTTGGAATTCTACAGGGTCAGGGGGTCAGGGGTCAACCCCTCAGCGGTTGCAATCTCCTGTCGCCTCACAGATGGCGGAAGCGGTGCGGTCGGCGTGTGCCTTGGTGACCTGAGCAGCGGCGCCGAACAGATTGCCTCCCATCCATAGGATCATGACGAGAGCAGAGAGGCGGATCAGGTTTGCCATGAGAGCGGGTCGGTTGATCTGAAGTCAGTCTACAGGATCGGGGTCAGGCGGCGGGGGTGCAATGAAGGTTCACCCACTTTCCCTTTGATCCTTTGGAATTCACCAGAAGGGAGAGGATGGCGCGGCGGGATGCTTTGAAGGCGTAAGGGCGGCGGGTCCGATAGCGTTGGAAGCGGACGTAGACATCGCCAGTGATTGGGTTGGCGCTCAGGGTGTCGATGGAGTCAGAGTCCAGGCAGTCAACAGGGATACCGATGAACATGGGGTGCCTTGCGGTTGTGAGAGAAGTCTACAGGATCGGGGGGCATTTGGGAACCCCCCTCGAGGGAATCAGTGAGCGGCAACACCTGCCAGGCGCTGGCGCTGCTCCTGCTCGCGTCCGTTGCGTCCGCTGCCCGTTGCGGCGTAGAAGCGGGACTTAGCACCGCCAACGCAGGACATGATCAGATCTGCCTTACGGGGTTTGCGGGCAGGCAGGACGGTAACGGTGAAATCACCAGCGGCGATGGCGGCGGTCAGTTCGGCGGTGGTCATGAGGTCCGTTGCGGTTGAGAGTATTGTAGCAGATCAGTTGGCGAACCATGCCTCGTGGGCAAGGTCGGATGCCAGTTCCTCCAGGTTGTCCTCCGTCAGTTTGGACCCATAGAACTCCAGGATCTCAGGGTCCAGGCGATCCAGGTCGCAACCATAGAGGTCAACTGCCTGACGCTCTGCCAGCACCAGCAGTTCTTCGTAGAGGCAGAGCAGGCGGTCTTCGGTCATCGGTCTTTGTCTGAACTGAGATCAGTATAGAGGCAAAGGGGAAGGGGTGCCCCCCTCCGCTGTGCCACTATCAGAATTGGATCTCTTCGGCGGTCGGTTCGCCTGCAGGGGTGCCATCCTGATCGGTAGCGATGGTTTCCAGGATCTGCAGGATCTGAGCGCCATCGTTGCCAGAGCGCAGCAGGGACAGGGCGAGTTCGCGGGTCATGATAAAGTCGGAATCGTTGTGAGTTTGGCGGCAGTCTTTAAGGGCGCTGCCGTTCCCATTGTATCAGGTCAGAAGTCCATCGGAGCGCCCGACCCATCGCCCAATCCACAGACAACGGGAGAGGCGGTACAGACGGCATCGGCGTTGTGCTCCTGCAGGTCGGCGGTGGTTGCCTTTGCTGCCACTTGCAGGATGACCCACCCGATCAGGGTAAAGGTCAGGAAGCGGGTCAGGAAGGACATCGGGTTCGTTGTGGTTGAGAGTATTGTAGCAGATCGGCGGGGGGGTCAGCGCCCCTCAGTGTAGTCTCCGATGATCATGCCATTCTGGCGAACCTGAGCGTACCCGTATTCTTCAGAGAGGGACAGGCACAGATCCCAGGCGCGATCCTCATCGGTGGTGGTGTTCTCCCAAGGAGCGGAGGGGCAGATCACGTCGTAGCGGGTCATCGGTGTCGTTTGAACTGAGATCAGTATAAGGGGTCAGGAGGGGGGTTCGGTGCCCCCCTTGTGTCAGTTTAGAGGTCGTCCATCATGGCGCAGATTTCCAGTCCATCGATGGCGGGGTCATCCCAGCGGCAACCGTCTGGGGTCTCCTTGCTGCCACACTCCCAGAGCATTGCCACCAGATCCTGATAGGAGCGGCAGCGGCGGGCAGCATCATAGAGGGACTCGTCATTCTGAATCCACAGGGAGACGTTCCAGGTCTCCCAGTTTGCCCAACCATTGAAAGTGGTGTCGGTTGCGGTGCTCATCGGTGTCGTGTGAACTGAGATTAGTATAAGGGGTCAGGTGGGGTCAGCGCCCGTCCCAGTGTGCGCTTTGCCAACCGTCCCGCTCCATACGGCGGCGGTCGTAGTCGTCAGCGGTCATCAGGTCATCATGCTCCAGATCAGCACTCCACTCGCCCATCGCGGCGCCCCATTGGGGGAAGGTCAGGTCGTCAGTCATCAGGTTCGTCGTTGTGAGAGTATTGTAGGGGGTGGCGCCCCTCAGAACGCCACCAGTTGATCCAGATCCCATTGTGGCACAGTCTGAACCTCACCGCCGCAGTTCTCTGCCAGCCAGCGGTTAATGTGCTTCGAGGTCGTCACGCTCCACTTTTTCTCGGTGCGGATCCAACCCTTACCAGGCACCAGGGCGGCAACGGGAGTGCTGTAGGAGAACAGCACACAGGTGCCATCTGCCAATTCCACTTCGGTGCTGGTGACGGTGACTTGCTTGAGGCGCATGGTGTGTCGTTTGAACTGAGATCAGTATAAGGGGTCAGCGGCGACCCCTGCAGGGTCAGGTAGACGGTTTGGGAACTGTCACCCGATCACTCGACTTGATTGTTTGTTGCTGTTGCAATCTCCATTGATCAGTGACTTCCTACCGTGACAAAGTTTGCAGTAGGTTTTAACGTTGTGGGGGACGTTGTTATGATGATCGCCGTCCAAATGATCCAAGTCCAGACTATTCTCAAACCCGATCCATCCGTCACGGGGAACAGGGCAAACCCAACCAAGTTGCCCATCAACATTCTCACAAAAGTTCTTTTTGTGAATGATAATACCAGGAAGAACTTTACCCTTTTTGCGAGCATCAGTGCAGCGGGAGCATTCAGACTTGAAAGACCAGTACTTCCACTCACGAACCAGAACCTTACTGTTGCAACCTTGATTTACACATTCTGGGTGAATGTGACCCTCAGCAAAATACTTTGCCTTCATTGTCTGAGAGAGTGTTGCCATTTGGAATTCCTCAGGAACAAACGTAGAATAGAACGGATTCAGGCACCCCACAAGGGGTGTGTGCCACTACCTCAGGCGGCACACTCAGACAGAAGGCGCATCAGGCGCTCGGTATCCTCCAGGATCATCTCGGCACCCTCCAGGGACATGTTCGGGCGGCGTCCCTCGCGGCAGTCGCGGACGTTGTTGATCCACTCGCGGCGGTAGTCTGACAGGGCGTCGCGGATCACCTGAACCTCGTATCCCTGCAGGGGGAGGGTAGCACGCTCTTCGGTAAAGGTCAGCATCGGGTGTCGTGTGAACTGAGATCAGTATAAGGGGCATCGGTGCCCCTCAGCGGGGGCAGTAGACGCCTTCTGGACTGGCACAGCGGCGGCCGCCCTGAGTATACCTAACTCCTACGCTGCTGTTTGAAACCTACCGCTGTTGAAGTTAGCATTCGAAAAGACCTCACGATTCACCAGTTTGAACATACCAAACTCATTCACCAGAACGTAACCCTCAGCATCAATCCTGTTACCGTAGAGATAGGCAGCGGGACCATCATTGCGGCACAGATAGAGGCAATCGTCTTTGATAGACTTCACCAGTGCCCACAGACGCAGCAGGTTAGCATCACAATCAAAGTCCTCAGGGATGATCTCTTCGCCAGCACGAATGCAAGCATTGATCTGTTGTTTGATCTTCGCTGCCTCTTTATCAGAAACAAACGTTGCAGTGGTTGCCATCTGACGGGCAAAGTCGCAGACTTCTTTTACATCAGCAAAAGACTCTTGACCATACAGAATGTGAGCATTCGGTTTGATGAACTTTACATAGGAAGTATCAGTGATGATGAACTCCATCGGATACGCTACAGCATCACGCAGATCATTCTCTGCAGTGTAGAACGTATGCGGTGCAATGATGATCTCTTGAGTTACTACCTCACCAAACTTGTAAGTGAGCGTATTGGGGCAATACTCAGTAGAACCGCCAAACCCAATAAAGTCACCTTGAATGATAGAATCGGTGCGAGGTAGATAATCAAAGCAAGCATGAAGAATAGACGCAACCTCACCTTCATAGTGTTGATCAATTTCTTCATGAGAGTGTGCAATGCGGATTTTCTTTTTGTTAAAGACTGCCTTCGTGCCAACGAAGAACGTACCCGTTGCAGGATCAATTCCCCACACGATTGCAGGCGCACCGTCGATCTTAACGCTCAGATTCCCACCAGCAGTGAACCAATCCAGCACGGACAGATCACCCGTGAGGATGGTATCTTCGGGGTGCTCTTGATGCTTGTTTTGCATGGGTTGTTTGCTCATGAGACTATTATGGGGCATCAGGGCGGCATCCGCAACCGCCCTTGTGACACTTCTCAGACTGTCACACTATAATCTTCTGGGCGTCAGTCATCACTCCTCCAGCAGTTCAGGGTAGTATTCTTCACATTCAGTGATCAATTCTTCATCAGAATACTTAGCATAACCCTCATCCAGATAATCATAACAAAGTTGAGTCATTGTCTTGAGATCCATGTCATCCAACATCTGCTGAATGAGTTGATCTTGCAGTTCGGAACGGTTCATGATCAAAAACGAATGATAGGATGGTCAAGATCGAGGACATCACATTCCTCAGTTGAAAACACTAACTCTACACTTGCTTGATAATACTCATCGGGTTCATCTTCAGAGCAGATAGCAACATCCTGATTCAGTTGATCTTCACTAAGTTGTTGCAACTGTTCGAGCAGTTCTTTGTATTTCATTGAAGAACGTGACGGTAATCGATGGACTTAATGCACCAACCTGTGGCACAGGTGATCTCTTCTACAAGATCATCCTCATCATCTGCCTCCCAGATGTGCCCCACAGTATCATCAATTAAATCATTGTATTCGGCAGTGTGAATGTCTTCGCCATCAAAATCAAACTCGATTGCTGTAACTTGGAATTGCATCAGACCTCATCACGCATTTCAGAAAGTTTTTCATACAGGGCAGGAACATCTGCCCCCACAATCTCACTCACCTCATCCCAATCATCATGAAACTCAATGAGTGCCAGGAGTGCATCCAATTCTTCAAAAGTGAGAGAAGTGAGCATGGTGGAAGTGATAACGGAGGGCAACGGATGCAAAGAAGAAAAACTCAGTAATCATAATCGGCGTTCAGGTATTCGTTGAGGTTAAAACCATCATCCTGATCCTCAATCTCAGGAACGTTCAGGTCAAAAATCTCACCAGGCATGTCCTGGATCTCTTGCCACAGTTCGTCAAACATTGGTGCATCCCTCAGGAACGAATGTAATGTAGAACGGATCGGGGGGCATTACAACCCCCCTTGTGCCACTTCTCAGACCGTCACAGGGCACCGTTTTCGTCAAGGATGCCCCACTGGATGGTTCCCTGATACAAACCCACGTAACGGTTTCCGACACTCAGACCCACGATTTCATCTCCAGGTTCACCAATCAGGTTCACGCTAAAGTAGAAGTAATCGGAGATGATTGTAGGAGTTTGGAATTTCATGATTTGGAGTTTCTCCCAAATTACAGTTGCGATCACGTAGGCAAATGCTGCCACAGTGATCACGAAAGTCTTGGAAGTATTGAACAGTTTCTGATAGTCAACCTGCTGGATCTGATCAATCAGAGCATCAGCAGGGGGGAAAGATTTGGTCAGTTCCATGTTAACGTAGAGATCATGGTTTGGGGTGGGGTGCCGATCTCCCCTACAGCAAGTGAAGGATCTTACCTAGGACCTGACCCGCAGGCGGGTGGTTTCGCTAGGAGGGTTCGCTTCTGTGATTAGTATGGCACCCCAGAGCGCCCAACGCAACCACTTGTGGACAGTTCAGGAACTGGCACAGGGTCGGCTGCCGCAGGGGACAGGGGGGTTTAGAATATTGGAAACCAGAGGAGGGGAGGGGTATCCCTGAGGACGACAACTCATCGCCACCCCTCCAGCCGAAAATTAATCACAAACAAAGTATAAAAAAAGGGGGGCAATTGTGCCCCCGTTTGATTCAGTTGTCACGGAACATGTAACCATCACAGAACGTGAAATCGTAACGCAGGGAAGACTCCCAAGTTGCTTCCCAATCTACAACCAACGCACAGGGAACATCGTACAGATCAGAGTAGAATTCCTCAGCAAAGTCTGCCTCGCTACGGTATTCGCCATGATAACGTTCGTCGCAGTCTTCAACATAAGACAGGCAACCCATTTCCTCTACGTAGGCATCAACTGCCTCGTAACCAATTGCCTCACCACAACGGCAATACTCTTCGTAATAGGAAACAAAATCCTCTTCGTTGTGAGCATCAATGAACTCCAGAATGTCATCCAGAGCATAGTTATCCTCAAGCAACTCATCGATCTTCTCAACAGTTGCAGCGTTGAGAGTTTCTTTGTAGTTAGCGGTGAGAGTGATGGACATCGGGGGAATCCCTCAGGAACGAATGTAAGTTAACAGGGGGTGGGGGGTCTTCGCAACCCCCCTTGTGCCACTTCCTAGACTGTCACACGGTAGCAGGTGACAGTGAGACTTCCACACGTTTAATATTCAAACCTGCCAACTGTTCGTTAACACGTTTGCAGATAACTTCGGTGGGATTCTTAAGTTTAGACTTCTCGTACCAAATAGTACGCAACCCATCGTAAGTTTCAACCTGAATGCGAATTTGCTTCACGAATCAAACCTCAGCAAGCAACAGTTTGTGAATGCGATCTGCTTCCTCCAAAGCATCAGGATCTAAACGGTCCCACTCTACCCAATCATACGCAGATCCTGCAGTTTCATATGAACCATCAGGTAACAGCGGAGCATACATCAAAACCCGCTGATTGTTTGCATCCAGAGTATACGTGCAACCGTTAAGTTGTGAGATGGCAAAGACCATGAATTCCTCAGGAACAAATGTAATTTAACCCATCAGGGGGCAGATGTAAACCCCCTGTGTGCCACTAATCAGACTGGCACATATCCAAACTCATCGATCATAATATCCCTAACATGTTCACGATCAAAACTATCACCACAGAAGTTTGCGCCTGATTGAATATATTTAAATGTTGCTTCAATGATATCATCATCAGTGGCACCCATATCATAAATGCCACCAGGACCATAGAATGATTTAACGTATTTAATAAATTCAGTCATGAGATCAAATAAACTCCTGAATGTAATAGTCTACAGTGATCTCATGTTCTGCACAAAACTCTTCAACCTTTTCCATATCTAAACCATTAAAGGTTGCTTCCTCTAGAAGTTTAAAGAAGTTGGTGTCGTTCATAGTTGACAAGGGTGGTTGATTGATGTTAGAATTGCTTTGTTGCGTTTGATGAGACATCTATAAGATCTTTTGAGTAACCTTGAAACTGTCTCATCGCGTATATCTAGATGTGTGTACTAGATTAATGTGTGATCTAGTATGCGCGATCTAGTAGAGACTTGATGATTGATGATAATCTCTACTAGATCTTTGACTGATGTTGTATACCTAGACTAGCTTATTTGGCATACAGATAACCACCAGACCAATCAGCATGTTCCAGCAACCATTCACGCTGATTAATAATTCTCAGATCATAACGTACACCTTTTGCAGGAGATTTCCAAGAAGCAGACTTGTAAACCTCACCAGTCTTTTTATCAATGAAACAGTGAACAGAACGAGAACCATTAGCATTCATGATCACTTTATGATACTTCCTGCCAGTCTCAGGATAGAAATCATAATCACAAATGCCCTGCTTCAGTTTATCAATGCAGGATTCATGATAACGAACAGAAGCAACATCACCAGCATCAGCATAATCAATAGAATGCTCATGCATCCTGATGGAATATTGAATGAAATTCTGACGCAGTGCCTCACACAGAGCGTAAGTGTGCCCCAGTACTGCAGTGGCAATGTCCTTACGTGCCTCAGCAGCAGCGGCGTAATCGGCAAAGGTGGTGGTCATTGGTGTGTCTCTCAGGGACTTAATCAAGTTACCAGGATCTGGGGACCTATGGGAGATGTATGTGCCAGTTCCTCAATTGGCACTCTTGATATAAATTCTGTCCATAATTGCCATCGAAAGTTCAAACTTTAAATCCTCATCAACATCACCAAGTTTGTCCTGCACAGCATCAGGAACAATATCATGCATAAACTGTATCCAACTGTCAGATTCAAAAATATAATCAACTACTTCAGAGGTCAAAGCATCTGCCAGTTGGTTTACAGTTTTGTTTGAAAGTGCCATGAGATTTGTGTTGATGAGTGAAGAATAACCCAGAACCTGGCAGATATCAAGACCTTGTGGACAGTTCAAGAAGTGGCACAGGTAGACATTTAAAAACCCCCCAGATGGTATACTGGAGGGTCAGGTTGTTGTATGTTGATAATATTAATTACCAATGATCAGGAGTTGAGAGATCTTCAATATAAGCATCTACATGCTCATTACCCCCGAGATCAAGTACTTTATCCCATTTAATCTGATGAGGATTAAAGTCTTCCAGAACATCAAGTTCTAAGGTTACGCGATACTTAGTTTTTTGCGCGGCAAGATAAGCACTGGACATTGGAACTCCTGAGTAACTATGTGAACAGTATAAGGTAATCTAGAGTATATGTCAATGGGGTGTGTGCCGAATCTAGAAGTGTCACACAGGGCATCTAGATTCATATGATAATATGTATATGATCTAGATGTGAATCTAGTACAATGTATGAGGATATGATGATAATCTAGTAGAGATATGTGTGAATCTAGTGTGCAATCTAGTAGAGATTATATGAGTATGATGCGATCTAGTAGAGTATATTGATGATGTATGAATCTAGTGCGCGATCTAGTAGAGATTTATGTGTTTGCAATAAGAATTCTTAT